TGCTGCACCTTGGTTGCCGGTGGCTGATGCTGCACCTTGGTAGCCGGTGGCTGTCTTACCATTCTTCCACTTGCATTTTTCAAACGTAAACTTAACGGCTGCGTCTACAATACTCTTAATACTTAGTTCCGCCCCTATGTGAATTTTTGAACAAGCAATTTTCGTATCATCCGTATCTACGTCCATATCGCCAGTCCCCTCAACCTCGTGAAACTTATTCATGCCAACTCTGGCAGGTGGATAGTAACCGAACACATCCAATGGATGGAGACAGAAGTGAAATCCGTTACTGCAAGCCATTATATCGCCTACTTCTTCATAGTCCTTACCTTCTTCATATTGAAAATCCATACATGTCATATCGGGGGTAAAACCCTTGTAGCCTTTGATTTTGACAAATTCCTTTGGCAAGGTAACATTATCCGGCAGGTTTGCCCTAAGTACCATGTACGCCATGTAGCTGGCGTCAAATCCGGCTATCCCGGTGCCAATGGCAGTGAGAAAAAATTCCTTTTCCGGATGCTCGTTAGCGTAATTTCCGAAGTTTCCTAAAAATACTACCAGATCTTCTTCAGTTACCTTCTGCATATCCTTGTCCAGCGTAGGAATGGCATAGGACTGACCTTGTATTCCTTCTGCCTGCCCCATAATTGCGCCAAACTTCTCAACTGCCAATCTAGCTGCACCTCCGGCGTGATTGCCGTTCATGTTGCTTCCAAAAACGAATATTTGATTCTCTTTCAGTTCCTGAATATTCTCAGGTGTTAATTCTCTTTTCATGATTCTTGTTTATTTCTGTATTACTTTTAATTAATGGTTCCTACAAACTTCTCTAGGTTTCCACTCTGACGGTACTTTAGCCCACTCTCTGAATGCCTTATCAAATCCATCAAGGTCAGAGAACATATCCATCTTGGCGGTATCAGTAGTAATGAGGGTGGAGAACTCCTTGAAATACTTATCGGCAACTTTTACGAAGTCATTGTGCAACTTTTTTAAATCTCCAAGCAGAAGGGAGTTCTCTGCCATTAAATCGCTCGCTTCCTCTACTAAGTTATTGGCTTCGCAATTCAACAGGTGAACGGCTGAAAGCAGCATATTCAATCTATCTATGCTACCATTGGCTATGGCGGCATCTATTATTTTTTTCTTTGGTTTCATAATTGTATATTTTCACTTTACATTTCCTTTCATGCGGTTAATACTTTCGTTCTCCTTTTTATTAATTTTGTCAATCCACCTTTGGAATTTGGCAGCTACAAGAGGGCAGTGTATGCGTAGGTTTCTATCGCGTTCCGCTTCCCATTCACGTATCTTTCTCTGCATCTCGGTATTCATAAATTTCTCCTTTTTCGTTATAATTCTTTCTTTAGAAAACTGTTGCAAATTTGCCCATATCTGTCACAGGCACACACTCTATGCCCTTTAGCCTTACAATACGCAGAATTATCCCCGAAGTCCGAGGCATTCTTGCAATTCCGGCATTTGACATATACAATTTCCGGTTTGACTTTCTTTGGCATACTTAAAATGGGTTGTTATCATCTTCAGTGCTATTACTTGATATGGGAATAATGTTCAAGTCGTAAAAGTGAGTAGATGCAGCATTGAAGCCACAAATAAACTTCAATAGTCCTATATTTCTGCCTTTAGCTATATCAATCATGGCAGTTCCTTTTGTGTCCACGTCTGAAAACTCATCAGGATACCGCTTCCCTTTTACCTCAGGACGATAAATCAGCATAACTATATCTGCTGCTTCCGCTATCTGTCCACTATCCCTTAACCTTGCCAATGTAGGTACAGGGTTAAGATTATCCCTATTCATCTGCGACAATGCAATAATCCATATATCCAAATCCTTTGCCAGATTCTTCAGCCTTCTTGCAACCTCTCCCATCTGCTGTTCTTTGTTACTTCCCTTCATGTTAACATTCAAAATCTGCAAATAATCTACCACAGCCCCGTCTATCCCATTTTTAAATTTCATCTGACGGATTGAAGATATTATCGTGTCGATATTGGACGTGCTCCTATCATCGAAATAGATTTGCATTTTTGATACAGTATCCACAGCCCGGTCTACATTTTCCAACTGCATTCCGGAAAGCGGTGAGTAAAGTATGACATTTGAAGGAATACCACTTATCATTGAAATAATTCTAGACGTAATTTGTTCCTTCTTCATCTCCATTGAATACATGGCTATCTTAGCACCTGCTATTGCAGCGTTTTTCATCATGCTTACAGCCATTGACGTTTTGCCAGCACTAGTTTCACCTGCAATAATTATCAAGTCTGATTTTTGAAGTCCACCTGTTTTCCCATCTATCTTGTCAAATCCGGTCGGTGTACCTGTTAAGTCTGTTTTCCCTGACATGTTGCGGTTTATCGTTTCATATACGGATTCTATGCATTCCTTGACCGTGCTGATAGAATTACAATTGGATGAGAACAGATTAGCAAGCTGATCTGACACTTTTTGCACGACGTCGGCAATATCTTCCTTCTCATTAAAAGCGTTACTGTCGAGATAACTCCCAATATCAAAGAACCGTCTCCGTATCATCAGATCATGAAGTCTGCACGCATATTGATACAGATCGAATGTGTACATTCCTGAAATCTTTGTCAGCTCATATAAACTAAAGTCTGGATATGAGAACTCCAGTTTTGATTTCACACTGATGGCATCAGCTCTTCCACCGGAATCCGTTATTTCCAATACAGTCCTGTATATCTGCTTGTGAAAATCGTTATAGAAACAATTTTCAGTAAGGATATCCCTCACTTCGTAAATGGTATCTCTCTCGCTTAGAATGGTCCCAAGAACACGTTTCTCACACTCTTCATCTCTTGGCAATATACGCATTCCACTCGGCATTATTTCATCTTTCATCTTTCATAAACTTGAGTTGTTTTAAAATAGCATAATACAAAACATCCCATTTTGAACGGATGTCTGCTCTGCCCTCTATTGTGCGCAATGCGCTTTTAAACATATCGTTCCCATATTTGTCCCGTAAAAGCAAAAATTCTTCTTCCGTAGGCAATCGCATATTGGAAAAACAATACGGTGCTTGTTTCTTGATATATGACAGGAATTTATAATAGGCATTGTTATCTTTAGAAGATTCCAACAACGCATCATTCGTATCTTGGAACAAATTTGTAGCCCCCTTTTTTATCTCGGTCAATATCCAGTTCCTAAAATACTCCATAAAACCTTTCCTGTCTTTCGAGATAGTCCCTCCGGCTTTTAGGCTTATCACGAACTTGTCAAGCCATAGAAGAAACATATCATGGTCGAAAACCTTTATCCCGTTACGGTACAAATGAAGCCTTATTGCTTCCTCCCATCCGCTGTCTGATGACAGCTCATGTTGCAATTCACTGAGATCTATATCACAACTTCCAAAATCAGAACCCATTTTTTCTTTTGCTCTATTTATAGAGCTTTCTTTATTATTTCCTTTTCTTTTCTTTTGTGTACTTTTCTCGGAGGAAATGCCTGTTTCTTCGGAGGAAATGCCTGTTTCTTCGGAGGAAATGCCTGTTTCTTCGGAGGAAATAAGTCCGAACTCATCAAATTGACATACACGTCTCAACTGGTCACAAATACTCTTATAACGTTCCTGAATCCCCTTCGATGTGATTACTTTGTCAGAATCATACAGTTTTTTAGAAAACAACCCGACTATCAGGCAGCATTTAAAGACTTCCTGTATATACGCCTCTTCAAACCCGGTTTGTTCCGAGATAATAAAGGGCAACTCATCATCCCACCTCACGTAGTACCCTTGTTTGTAGATAATACATAGCAGGAGAGCATATACAGTTACAGCTTTACCGCCTTGATACTTGATTAGTTTTCTAATGCGTATATCCTGAAAGAAATCCACGTCCATAGGGAAGTAATCAAGTCCTACTTTTCTATTTCTTCCCATGACCACTTTTCATTATTCCAATTAAATAAAGCAAATTGACTTCCCCACTTTTAGGGCATTTAGGTATATGTTCTATTTCATTCATTATTTCTCCTATTGTTTTCATAATTTATGATATAAGAGGTGTGGCAGCCTTGTATAAGGCTACCAGCACTTAGTTGATTATATTTTTGTTATTTCTTGATTTGTTTTATTTCAGCATCAGTGATAAGCATTCCGATTATTGCTTTGTAGTGGTCCACTCCTTTGTAGTTTTCACTGAACTTCTTAAAATCCTCAAACAGTCCGTTTGTTATTATAAAAGAATATGCTTCATTCTTGCAGTCTTTCTCAATATCATACTGCTTTTGTAATTCATTTAAAAAGTCACTGAATGTTGGTATTAAATGAGAATTTGAGCATTCAATCTCAACGGTTGCTATTTTCTTTTTCATAGCAGACCTCCTTTCTTCGCTGAAATGAAGCAAGAGATAAACGGTAATATAAACAAGATAGGATTAATGATAGTGAGTACTAACATTATCAACACGAAAATGGCTTTTACGTTAGCCGATAACGTAGATGTAGAAGTTACTGTACTTCGCTTCTGCTCTAATTTCATGGAGTTTGGCATACGATGAAATTTGAGTTATGTATAAAAGGAAAGCCGTTAGCTTCCCAAAGTCGCCAAACTCCGACTAAATTCGCATAACGAAAGCAGTCCGTAGGGAAAACTAACGGCTATATCTTTGCGATAAAAGCTGTCAAGTAGATATAAAATATCCACTTTCGATATGCTATATAAAATCAAAGTTTGGCGAACTTTTCACCGCAAAGATACAACTCAAATTCAAAACTCCAAAATAAAATTCAAATATCTTTCAAATAATTATCCACCACTTTAATAAACTCGTCTAATGACCGGACAACGATGTATTTGTTACCATTTGCCTCACATTCCTTTTGCCATTCTTTTTGGACTGGTCTTTGGTATTCTCCCGGCTTTTTCATTTCCACACACAAAGCTCCATAGAAACGATTGCTCTTAAGAAGTATCAGGTCTGCAACTCCGGGAAGCATACCTTCATCTTTCATCTTTCTCAACATATCCTCCCAAATCACCTTCCTTGGCATATTTGAAAGACTTTGTACACTTAATTTGGAATAATTTAATTCCAAAAGTATTGAATACAAACTTGTCTGTAAGTTCAAATTTCTTTTCCATGTCAATCAAAATTAAAATTATCCTCACCGTCCGGTTCTTCCTCCGGCATATCATTACCGAAATCCATCGGTATGAACCAATCTGAAATAAACTCTTCCATATTATTCCTCCGTATCTTCACTATAACACGGCATAAGCAATCCAACACTACTTACATCCTCCATCATACTATCAAAAACAATAGGTTTATTAGTACCCTTAAATGTAGCGACACACTTGTCGCTTTCAAAAAGAGCTTTATTCAACCGTTGCATAATCTTCATGTCAAACTTCACTTGTGGAAGCGGAGTAGTCTGCGTATTCAAAGCACCCTGCAAGACTTTTTCCGCATCAGGATATTTATCAAATGTGGAAAAGTAAAAGAATACTTTATCATTATCCTTGCTGCATTCTATGCCATCTTCGGCAATCATAATATTATCGTATTTCAGCATATCTTTGTAGAAGTCAGCGTGAAGAAATTTTCCGTCAAGTGCGGTTATCTCAGGTTCCTTCAACCCCGATATTTCTGAAATTCTGTTTTTTGCCAAAATATGCCCGTCACTTGCGTATGCAAATCCGTTTTTGAAATAGATACAACACATTTCAGGTTTGATAGGATAATCTCCAGAACAAGCAAGATGCATCTGAACTTTCTTGTTAAAGTTGTTCCCTTTTTCTGACATAAATCATTCCTCCTTTGTCTTATTACGTTCCTTAATCATTGCATCAGCTATCTGATAAGCTGCTTTAGCCTGTTTTTCAGAGTTGTAGTTTATAATACTAACTTCTTTGGATGGGGAAAACAATGTTACAACTCTATTCCATAAAGTTCTTCTGCGTTTTGCTGTCATCATTATGCACTTCATTGCTTCAAGCGCAATATGATCGCGTGAAATATTAGATTCCATAATTTTATTGCTTTAATTGATTAATAACTTGTCTTTTGATTTTCTTGCAGAGCTTCCCGACAAAACGTCCATGCTTCTCTGTTCCGTCATCGGGCAACTCGTTTTTGTAAGTATTGAGCAACTTCTGGATGAGAAGCACTTCTTGTTTTGTCAAAGTAAGTTTCATGATAATAACCTAAAGGAGCGATTCTATATCGCAAAGTTCAGCATATATCAACATCAGCCATGCTATTATTTGTAACAGGATAGCTATATAATTATTACTGTTATCCTTATAAAACAATATCGAGAAAGATATTGTCATAATGATAAAGGCACTAATTCGTATAATCATTGTTTCAGATATGAAATTTGTTTTGTTCGACCTCTATCTCCATCAACTGAATCAAACGTTCTTCGTCTGGAGATGGGATATATATGCCACATTGGGCACTCGCGAAATTCCGAAACCTTTCAATGGTAAGGCTAAACTCTGTACTATCAAGGTCAGACAAACTTCTTAAGTATTTTATTCTCCCAAGAAACTTGTCTTCTCTCTCACGGACGAAAGTGTCTTTGTTGCAGAGAATCTTGTAATAGTTCCGCTTTACATATTCCATCGTTTCACCGATTTGGCAACCGAGATAAGCAAGGCAGACATGAAGGTATTTGTTCTGATTTAAAGATCTTTGGGGTTTCTTTTCCGTCAATTCAAACACCTTCTGTTCCTTTATCAACTTCTCCAGCTTCGCTCTTGCCTGCTGGACGTGGAGAGGATTGGAACCATCGTATTTCATAGGCTAAAATGGCAGATCATCATCCGACACGCTAGGAGCATTATTTATATCCTCTGGGCTAGGTGATGTACTCTGAGGTACAAACTCCTTGAGGTCACCGCAGATATAGTTCCTTCCTTCTACTCGTTCCTCCTTTTTAGGAGAACAAGTGATGAAATGCGTATGCCCGAACTGAGATTTCTCTTTGCGCTCGATAACAGCCACATTCACATAGATTCTTTCAACTCCATCTTTACACTTAATTTTCTTCATCTGCTCACGAGGTATATCAGAGAGACAGATAGAACCACTTAAAATTGCCATAATTATATTGTTTTTAATGTTACACTTCCAACTACTGGAATCTCTTTTAAATATTTCTTATACAAATCAGGATAATCTTTCTCAAACGCCTTCTTGTCGAAATCCTTTCTGATAGTGTCCTTTTTGCGAGTAAATGATATGATATCACCTTTCCAACTATATTCACCGGCTTCTACCATAGCCATCATTACGCCATCAGTTATTTCTTTCTTTTTATCGGACCAGTATTTTGCCTGTGACACAATTTCCTGTATTGTCCTCTCCATCTTTCGGTACTCGTCAGGAAGAGTAACAGGAGATATGGAATAGGGATTTACAAACTGCCTGCCTTCCGAATCACATTTCAACAGATTCATTACAACTTCTGATGGTATTCTCTCGACTTCTACTATCTCATGGTTTTTACCTCTCAACCATATACCTATAAGCCTTACCGCATTGCATTCCGGATTCTGCAACTCAAAAAAGTATGCATATATACTCAACTGCCATCTTACAGATTCCTTGTCAAGCACGTAAGTGGTCTTTATATCGCCCAAAGTAAAATCAGTTTCATTTTCGCGATAAACTTTGTCGATACAGCTTGCATAGTGCTCATTATCTGATACTAGATATTCGGAACATTCGTATCTCAATCCCCAATCGTCTTTCAGTTCCTTATATCCTTGTGCTTCATCGCTGTCATGAGTTATACCCATATCATCGACAAGTTCGCATATACTGTGGATCATAGTACCTCTTTCAGCCGCTTTCCTTAACACGTCTTCGGGAACATCACGGTATTTATCGGGGAAAAGCTGTCTGCCTATCACGGAAGTAATACCACTTAGTGCCTTATCCCCTAGCATATAAGTATGTTCATCGGGATTGAAAACGACTTGTGATTTGATTAGTTTCATTTCAGTTCTCCTTTCCTTCTTGTCACCGCTTCAACAAAACGTTTGTCACTCTGTAATTCCTTATAATTTCCCCATACTACCTGTAATGTCTCGATTGACAGGCTTGATCTTACTTCCTGCAATGCCATCGCAAGGAAATCCGTTTCCTCAAGTGCCGTACTATCAGGGTCCTTTTGCTCTTCTGTAGGAATTAGGAACAATTGAAGCAAAGAATATTTCAACGCTATGCTCATTGCTTTATTCATTCCTTTATCGCCTGCGTCCATTGCTTCACCCACATTTACAGTTTCCACAAAGCTGCCATCAGTGGTCATATACCTAAACTTTATCGTAGCCCTTGTAAATGTGTTCGTACCGCCGGATTTCGTTATTCTGTTCTCCGTTGTGAAGTTCTGCACTTCCTGTAGTATGAACACCTCATTTTTTGAGAATAATTCATGAAGTTCGTTCATAACGTTGTCAATCCCACGGAATTTGAATCCCTGTTGCTGGTTCTTCTCCGATTTGGTGATAGCCTTTGTCTCTTTGAGGATATTGGCTATCTTACTGTATATTAGCTGTTCACTCATTATAATATTATTATTTACCAACACAAAAAAGGCAGGTCCGCAGTCCTTACAAAGTTCCGCTTCCTGCCATGATATATCTCCACTTCTTCAAGCTCATTTTATAAGGTTAATCTAACTTTTTCTTTAGCCATCATACTGCTGATATTCGCTAGCGAAAGGGCTTGCTTAATTTCGGCTTTAGAGTAATAGAGTGGTGAATTTTTGCTTTCTCCTTTTCTGATAGGCTTTATCAGTTCCTTGCTTACGAGGATATTGAATCGTTTCAAGTCTATCTGCATCATTTTTAGCCACTTTTTTACATCTCTTAATCGGATAAGATCTTGTGCAGGTTCGTAAGCCTTGACTGCCTCCATATAACCGACTTGATAACTATCTATCATAATCGACTGAATATCACCTATATCCATCCCGACCTCCTTGTTTTTTCAATTCGCTCAATTTTTGTTCTTCTTCCTCTTCTCATTTCATCTTGTTCATGATAGAGTGATAGTGAGAAAACAAATAGTAGACAGCAAGCTATAGAAGACTTGATAGTAGGAGAGAAGTCCATTGTGAACTTCATCCCAGCAATCCTTTCATAGAGCATGGTCGCCAGTTCTCTGCCATTCCTTACGTTCAAAATCTCAAAAGCCTTTTGCAGCTGATTATTAATCGTACTGACCGCCCTGCATTTGAGGCTTGCAATCTCTTTTTTCTCATACCCCTGTGCATACATTCGTGCTGTAATCTCACATTCGGGAGTGAGTTCCGTAAATACTCTTTCCATAATCGTGTAAGTTTAAAGGCCTACGATATTCTTTTGGCTCTTATTACGCCTTCTTCCTTGATGATGACCGCTTCCCATATTTTCCCTTCCAAATACCCTTCTTGGTTCAGCATGGTTCTATAATTTTGGACGGTTCTCATGCGCTTTATTGGGAAATCCTTGTGCTTTCCTATCGGAATCTCTCTAAGTTCTTGCATAATGCTTTTCTGTTCCATATACATAAATTTTAATTAATGATTCGTGGATGGTAAGGGAGTCGAACCCCTCTCAATCGTGCCAATTGGTTGCGCAACACGAAGCTCTAACCGATAAGCTAACCATCCTTTTTGATTAAAAAGGTGCACTATCCTCACGGACGGCACACCCAATACAAACAAAAAAATAAATACGAATATCTAATCTATTATCAGAACAATGCTTTTAACCGCATTCTTGAAATGATCAAACTTCTGTTGCAAATCACTCCAAGATTTATACAATATTTTTTTCTCTTCGGCTAATTTTTCGTTAGCTTCTTCCAGTTCTTGTACGCGCCTTACTAGGTCTTCTTGAGTCATGCTTTTTAATTCTTCTACTGTCATAATCGTATAATTTAAAGTGTAGTCCGAAAGGCAGGAATCGAACCTGCTTCTTGTGGGGTAATGAGACCTACATAAAGAATATGATTATTATTAAATTACCACATGCATTCCATAATGCTACTTTCGGAGGATGTTCATACCTATATTCACATACCGGCATGAACGGATAATATTACTAACTAAAAAAATAGATAGAGAAAATATTAGTCACACTCTTTCAGTTCATTGTATGTCAGGACTACCAGTCTTATGCACAACAGGAAGATAATGGAAAATATAATCACAGATACGCATTTTACAGGACTTTCCGTAACTATCGCACCATAAATCATCCCTAATGAACATAAGGCGGCAAATAAAGACATGATAAAATTGGCTGTTTTCATTATATTATTTTTTTGGAAGTTCTTGTATTCGCTTCATTATGTTAGATACTTCATCCGCATCTACATAGCCGATTATATCATTTGTTATTGGAGTGTTATAGCAAATTCCATTATTGTCAAGAACTGCAACCTCATAAGTATCAATACCGTTGGAATAAAACAAAGTGCCTTTTTAATACACTTACTCCATATCCGTTCTCAAACTGCATTATAGCATGCTTTGCGTTCATATATTCCTCACGGATAGGAGAAGGTAAGAGAAAGGCATCTTTAGCCATTTCATGTTGCTTAAAAAGCAAATCCTTGAATTGTTTTAGTTCATTCATGTCATTTAATCATAAGTTTGTTCCCCTCAACGGCTTAAACCGGTTGTTACCCCGAATCTTACGGGAGGGGATATATTAGACCTTTCAGCGATACTTGTGCCTAACCAAGCATACTTCTACGCTAAAGACAAATTGGCGTGCTGAAAGTAAATTTCATTTCAAATTAATATAGCCTACTGGCAATCTCCGCATCTCTGCTATGACAGCTTCTATATTTTATTATCTTTGGTTGGCAAAAACGGCTTATGAATTACACCGTAATTGCTTTCACAGACTTGTCAAAGAACTTAATCAAGAAGATTAATTAAAGTGCTTGCGTAGAATATTCTCTACGTCTACACAAGCTGTCGTGTGCGGATTATTATCGCCATGAGTTATCATAGTATCTGTTTTCGGGATGATTTATCAAGAATGATTCTTCCAATATATTGCCGTTCTTCTTTGCAAAAGGTACATCTTCTTGAAGAAGCGCAGAAGCCTTGATATAATCTCTTTTGTTCCGCTTAGCCAATCCCCATACATATTTCAGTGATTCGCTGAATAATGAGAATCTGAACATCATTAAGTGCGCATGGCGCATAATGGCTGCTCTATCATATTTGCCTTCTTCTGTCAAAAACGGATACGCTTTCATGGCTTTTTAATTTTAATGCGTTTATACTATTTTCTTATATCAACCTTTTTCCTATCTTTGTATCGTGTTTGAATGATTGATGATGCAAATGTACTAATATTATTAATATAACAGTGATATTACTATATAAATATTATTGTTATTAATAGTATTTAATAATTATATTAATAAATATTACTGATATGTATGACTTAAAGGGATTCAGGCAAGCTTTTGGCTTAACACAAAAAAATATTGCTGACATTTTTAATTGTGGACAAGCTAATGTATCAAGTATGGAGAAGTCTATGAGGGATTTAGAGCCTGAGCAATATAAAAAGTTGTGTGAACGATTTGATGTTGCGTCTGTTGATAAATTTAAGGTAACAGACTTTATTTCTGATAGCAAAAAAAAGGAATGTGCATCAAATAATAATGGCTATATTACTTATTTGCTCCCAATGTCGGCAATGGGAGGTTCGTTAACTGGATTTGCAGAACCGGGAGTATTGTTGCAAAATTGTGAAGCTGTTGTTTCTCCAATTGAAAATGTGGATTTTGCCATAACGGTTTATGGTGACAGCATGGCTCCTGAATATCCTTCTGGGTCACGTATTCTCATTAAGAAAATTAATCCAGATTTGTTTATAGACTGGGGGAAAGTATATGTATTAGATACTCCTAATGGGGTTATAGTAAAAGAAGTGCATGAATCTAACAGAGAAGGTTATGTATCATGTTACTCAATTAACCCTGACCCTAAATTTAAGCCTTTCGATGTTTTAATGAGTGAAATTTTTGGGATGTATAGGGTACTAATGTGTTTATCAGCAAAATAGCTTATTTGTAAATTAACCGCATCTGCTAAAATACTAAATTGTTTTAGCAATGTTTTAGCAATGTGAAATAAAATATAGCTATTAATATGTAAAACAGTATCTTAGAAAATAAACCCTCTTAGATTGTGGTTCTGAATGTCGTGGGTTCGAGTCCCATCTGCCACCCCGATAGAAGAGGAAGTTCGATAAGAATTTCCTCTTTTTTATTGTAGTAGGGGCTCAGTTTGAAAAGGGCTCTGGGGGGCGGCTCAGTTTGAAAACTTGGGGCAATCCGAAAAGTTGTTTCGGCTTCAAAAGAAAGTTGATAAAAGTTGCTTTCACGCATTGCATGTATTGAATCCTTTTGTTTATCAATGTTTCGGTGTGAAAGGAGACCGATAATGTTCATTTCACACAAAATTCACCCCGTCAGGGAGCATGTTTTACATGTACGTTCGCATGTACCTCCAAAAAGACAAGGACATTTTTTAAAAAGACCAAGAGCTTTCCCAAAAAGACCATAGTCTTTGTAAAAAACTTCAAGACCTTTTTGAAAAAGTTGGAAGAGTTTTCAGAAAACTTCAAAGTCTTTTCGAAAGGTACACTACAGCCTTTTATAATAGCACTCAATTTCCATATATCTTTCAT